GCCGCGGCCGCCTGCTGCGCCTGCTGCGCCTCGGCCGCGGCGGCGATCTGCTGCTGCTCCTGTGCCCGCAGCTCCGCCGCCCGCTCCGGCGAATTCAGCGCCGTCATCGGCACCCGCAGGCCCTTGGCCACCTTGCGCAGCATGACGCCGCCGTTGATCTCGTGCCGCAGGCCCGGGTCGCGGTCCATCCACGGCATCACCAGGTCGGTGAAGGTGCCGATCGCCTCGGCGTCTTCCAGCTCCATCAGCTGGGCCGCCGGGCTGGTGTGCAGCAGCCCCAGTTTGCGCCCCCGCAGCTGCGCCTCCGGCAGCGGCGGCAATGCGCCCTGTCGCTCCAGGATCGCCAGCGTGGTCTCGACCAGCGGGCTCAGCACCTCGACCATCTGCCGCCCCCAGATCGGGATCAGCACGCGGCGCTGGTCTCGCGTCAGGCGCAGCACATGTGTCGCCGTCATCCGGGGGTCGGCGTTGATCTGCAACAGGTGCGCCAGGAACAACATGCGCACCGCCTGGCGCCGGCTTTCCATGAAGTCGTGCCCCATGTCGGGTCGCGACCCCGTCACCAAAGGTTCCAGCGGCGCCCGCCTGGCGCTCAGCAGCTCCGACCGATAGCGGTTCACCGCCCCCGGCCGCAGGTCGACCCGGCCCAGCATGCCGTCGTCGGGCGACAGCAGCGGCGGGTCCATCACCTTTTCCGCCCCGCGGAACTGGATGCGCATGCCGCGTTGCAGGCCCTTGACTTCCTGCAACGCCATCGCACCGGGCCCGCGGCCATAGACGTCGCCGGCCTTGCGCTTCCACCGCCCGACGATGTGGCGCAGCTCGTCATAGCCCTGCTGGTCTATCACCCGCTTTTCGTCGATGTTGATCCACACCGACGCCCACGCCTTGTTGGCCCCGTCGCGCCGCCCGGCCTGGCGGTCGGTGCGGCGATAGACGCATTGCAGGAACTCAAAGCTGTCGTCGCCGCGATCCTTGGCGATCGCCTTGGTGACGTTTTCGCCGGCGCGGCCCGGCCAGCGCTCGTCGGCCTGCGTCGCCGTCAGGCACCAGCGGCGATAGATGATCGTCGCCCGGAGGTCGCCGTCCTCTTCCAGCGACAGCTCCGCCAGGGGCACGTTCTCGTACAGCGGCACCCGCCCCGGGCGGTCCCGCACGAAGATGTCACCGGTACCGAAATAGACCAGGTCGGTCTCGAATTCGGCCAGCGTCATGTAGAATTGGCTTTCCGCCGCCTCGAACACCGTGAACAGCCGTCGCGCGCGTTCCTCGATCGCCACGGCGACGGCATAGTCGTCGTCCAGCTCGGCGCCGGCCGTCTCTCTCACCCACTGCGTGCCGCTGGGCGCGATGTGCCCCAGGATGGCGCTGGCCAGCTCCTCGCCCGCCAGCTCCGCCGTGTTGTCCAGGATCTCCACGCGGTTGCGCTGTCCGCGCGCGTCAAGCCCATAGAAGCTGCTGGCATTCGGCTGCATGTACCGGCGGATCTCCTGCCAGGTCGCCCGGAAGGTGCCGGCCCGCGCACGCGCCCGTTCCTCCCGCCGCAACAGCTTCTCCGCCAACGCATCAGCCATCAGACCACCACCTTCTCGTCCGGCCCGATGCCGCCGCGCTCCGCCCATTTGGTCAGCATCTCAGCCGACTTGCCTGGCAGGATGCGCCCATTGTCGTCGAAACACTCCGGCACCAGCTTGCGCCGGCTCGCGTCCTGCCGCGCCTTGGCCATCTGATAGGCACAGTCGGTCACGCTCTTGGCCGAAGGGTTGTACGGGCACTCTGTCGGCGGTTGATTATCGACCCAAAAGCGGAACGGTCCGGGATCGCCGCACACAGGGCACTTACGCTGATCACGCGGCAGCATCATGCGCCACCCCCATAGGTCGCGGTACCGCCGAACAGCCGCGCCTGGTTGACATTGGCGGCCGTGGTCACGCCCTGGCCGCCCGTCAGCAGCTGCGCGCCGAAGCCCTTGCGCCGCCGGTTCGCTTCCTGCTCGCGCTTGCGCGCGGCCTCGACCTCGGGGTCGGTGATCGCAGGTGGCGCAGGCAGCGGCTGCGCCGCCGGGACCTTCGGGCTTGCCAAAAAGCTCATGCCGTTTTCCCGTCACCTTGACGCGACAAGTCGCAACCTCGTTGTCTCACGCCGCGGCGGCCTGTGGCGAACCCCAAGATGTTCATGAACATCAATTGTGATCGCCCCAGATGTTGATTTCGCTTGACGGGCCAGCTGCCACAGCCGCGTCCGCGCCAGGCCGAAGTGATCGCACAACACCTTCCACGCCACCCCGGCCTGGCGCGCCATCACCACCTCGCGCCCGATCCGCGCCAGCTCCCCGGTCGTGCGCCGCTTGCCGCCTATCACAGCTCTGCCTCGTCGTCCCAGGGCTCCGGCCCGCCCACCGTCACCCGCGGCCCAAGCCGCCCTGGCTTCGCCACCGGCGCCCACGCCACCTCGTCCCCATCGTCCAGGATCGCCCGGTTGCCCTGCGCCCCGCGCTCCGCTTGCCGGTCGCGCTGCCGGCCCATCAGCTCGGCATAGTCGCCGCCGCCGAGGACCGCGTACTGCCCACTTTCGACCACGTGGCTGTAGTGGTTCTTTTCCGGCACTTCGGCGCGCCGACCGGTGCCGGTGTTGATGCGCATCAAGCGATAGCCGCTGACCATGCCGCGCCGGAAGATCCGCATGGACGGGTCGATCAGGATGCCGTAGGTGTGCCCCTCGATCAGCCGCATCACCTTCCGCAGCGCTTCTTCTCGTAGCGATTGCACGTTGGTCGGTGCCGCGCGCACCCGCAGTCCGGTGACATTCGCCACGATCTGGATCCAGTCGGCCTCACCGGCCTTGCGGTCGGCGCCATAAGCTGCCGACGGATCGGCCCAGCCATGGGCCTTGAAGCCGGGGAACCGCGTCGTCAACAACTGCAACAGCAGCTCGCCGAAGCGCGTCGGCCCCATCACCTCCGTTTCCGGCGCCACCAGTTCGGCAAGGCCGAGCCACTGCCCGTTCGGCAGCCGCTGCCACACCGTTGCCGCCGGGGTGCCGCCAGCGTCCAGACCGATCGTCAACGGAATGCCACGGACCGGTTGCAGCGGCACCGGCGATGTGAACAGTGGATCATTCCACTGGGGATAGACCGGGTCGCCGGCCCGGCTCATCCCGGGCTTGTTCTCGACCATCCGCCGGAACATCCAGTCCGGCAGCGTCTGGCGCATGCGCTCGTAATAGCCGGCCGGCAAATTCGCCAGGTTCTCCGCATGCGGGGACAGCCCCGACGGCTGGATGAACACCGACACCGGCTGGTCCGGGGGACGGTCCCCATAGACCAGGTCGAAGGCGTAGCTGTCCTCGTCCGGGGCGTTCATGTCGCCCAGCAGGCCGGACCAGGTTGGCCCGCCGTCGTCGTCCGGCGGATAGCGGCCGGCGCGGGTCAGGCAGTAGTGATACACATCCCGGTTGAACAGATCGAATTCGTTCAGCAGGAAACCCGTCGGCTCATAGCCGCGCAACAGGTCTTCGATGTTGTGGTCGCCCAGCGCCATGAAGTCGAATTCCATGTGCGCCTGCGTTCTGTCCGGCAGGTCGACCAGCAGCCGGTGCGATGCCGGCTCGCCCTTGCCACCGATGAATTCGCCGAAGCTGCGCGGCACCCACTTGTGCCAGGTCGGCAGCGTCGTGCTCCACACTTCCCGGTACGTCCGGCGCAGCGTGCACCACCGCGTACGGCGTATCCCGTCGCGTGGGCTCGGCCGCTGGCGCGCCCCGAACTGGATCAGCTTACGGAACGACATCGACGTCTTCCCGGATCCTACTGGCCCGATGATCAGCACGACGAAAGCGTTGCAGGCCAGATAGCCGTCCGCCACCGGCCCCGGCGACGTCCAATGCAGCCGCAGGTCGCCACTCACCGCGCACCCCCCCTGGCCCATCGCCCGATCCGCCCGGCGCCCCACGCCGCCCGGCCCGAACCGCCCGGCCCATTCCCAGGATCGGCGATTTCTTGATTTTCGCGGCGACCGCGGCCGCCAACAGGATTGAACCTGTCTGAGGCCCCCCCCTCCTTTTCGGGCGCGCGGACGGGGCGGGCCCCCCCGGGGTCGCGAACAGGGGGGGGAGGGGTCGCGGCTGCCGCCTCGATCGCGATCGCCGCCGCGGCGCCGGCCAGGCCGTCGCCAGCAGATACGCTATCAGCGGCACGACGCAGCCAAGCCATTGATCGAACAGGGCGATCGGCGCTCCGTCCAACTGCGCCGCGTTCAAGTAGCGATCGCCGAACAGCACAACTCATTGATCTTGCTCGCTTTTCTTCGCCAGCGCATCGCGCAGCACCAGCGCCCCATCCTCGGGCGCCATCGGCCCCGCCGACCCGCTGTCCATGATCAGGGTCAGCGACTGTGTCGCCGTCACCGCCACGTCCGGGGTCAGCTTCGGCATCAGGTACGGCGCGGCTTCCTTCGCCGCCGTCGCCCACATCGCCGCCGCCTGCGCCCGCTCGATCCTGAGCTCCTGCATGATCCCATCGACCCCGGCTGTCAGCATCCAGCCCCACGCCTCCAGCGGGTGCAGGTAGCCGCGGCTCCGGTACCACGCGATCAGGTCTTCGGACCGCTGGTTGCGCTTGCCGACCGGCCGGCCGGCCCGCCGCGGCGTGACCATCGTCCCGTCGCCGCCGCGGCGAGCGAACGGCACCGCATCGCCGAACAGCTCCGTCTGCACGTCCGGCAGCTCGTCCTCCTGTTCCGCGATCGCCTGTAGCCCCAGCTTCACCGCCATCCACCTAAACCCCTGATATTTAATCCATTTCACCGACAGCCAGCCGTTGTAGGGCCGACTGCAACAGGTTGTAGGCCATAGCGTTGCAGCAACTGTTGCAGATAACACCTTGATCTATCTACCTAATCAGCTCTGCAACGCTTGCAACGCTTGCAACACACATATCTCTAGACGCATGTGCACGCGCGCACGCGCCCGCGCACGTATGGGGCATGATTTCAGCGTTGCAAGCGTTGCAGGCGCACTTTCCCATTATAGATCAACGCTTTATCCGCAACAACACACCCGTTGCAGAAGCGTTGCAGCGTTGCAGTGATCACGGTCCGTTCCCGCGCCCAATCCCCTGCTTGCCAACAAGTGGTTCCAGGTGCGCGCGATGGGTGAGGGTACTCCAGTAAATACGTCCCGTGCGGGAATATGCCGGATGTGCGTATTTTCTGCTTGACTGATACGAACATCCGGCATATTTGTGAGTGGTCAGCCAGACGCACCCAACGGAGATGACGATGTTTACGGCAACGACCCAGATCAACGACTACACGACCGGCGATGCCACGTTGACCGCAACGACGCTGCGCGGCGCCAAGCGCCAAGCCGCCGACAAACTGGAACTCTGGACCGGTGACTACGACGGCAACGACGTTGTCGTGTACGAGGACGGCCGGCCCGTCTGCCGAGCGCGCGTCCGAAACGGCAAGGCGCACGGCTGGACTGACCTGGCTCTCTGACCCACTCTTACAACCCCGCATGAGATGAAGATGACAAACTACAACCCATATGGATACGCGGTGAGTGACGAACTTGCAGCTGGCATCCGCCAGCTGCAGACCGAGGCGGACGACATCCTCACCTCTCTCGGCGGTATTGGAGCCGCTGTGACAGCCCTGTGCGGCAGCAAGGGCGTTGAGGTGAGCGGCGTGATTGAGCGTGTCTATTTGCACGGTGGCGCCCCAGAGAGGCACAGGGTCGTCATCCGGACCGCCGAGGGGCGCCAGTTTCTCGCGTTGCCAAGCGCGGTGCGAGCCGCCGCGCCGGAAGATTGAGCCATGACCCCCGCCATCCTCCACACGTGGCGCAAGCGCCTGGGCCTGACCCAGGCGCAGGCCGCCGAGGCCCTGACCGTCACGCTCCGGTCCTATCAGTACTGGGAGGCCGGCGATCGCGTGCCGCCGGGCTGCCTGGGCCTGGCGTGCGCCGCCATCGATGCCGGCCTGGCGCCGATCGGCGCGCCGGTACCGGCCGCGCCCGCTCATCCGCCGTCCTCCGGCGCCAGCACCGCATCCA